CAAGTATCTGGCGCCTTGGCTTGGCGCCCGATGTTAGCGCGGTTCTGGACCCGCCACATCTGGCGCAGGCCATGTTATGGATTAGATTTCTGCAGCGGCAGAATGTGCATGTCCAAATCATCTGAGGTTCCCCCGGGTATGCGATGGTACCTGGCCCGGTAATAACGGGACGTTAGTATAACTTGCATTCTATTTTGAATTATGTCAATTGCTTTTGAGCTTTGAGCCGCAATAGGCCGATCCCATAAACGGTTGCGGTGCAATGATCCGCGCGTTCTGGTCCTGTGGCATTGGGGCGAATAATCAAAAGATGGGATAAAAATGGTGCAAAATATGACGGGCGATTACGTAGTACGGCGCATTGAACATGCCGGCGCGACGCTGCGCTGCTTGCGAATTAAATCACCCTCGACTTTGCTGGCGCGAGGCAGGATTGAGATATTGCAGGAAGTTGGCGTTGATATGGCGCCGGATCGGGTACGCCTGGCCTATCCTGTGCCATCGGCGCGAGACGTTTCGTTGATGGACGAGGCATTGTCCTGGATTTGGCTGATTCCGAACCAGGTGAAACGAAGGGTGGTTTCGATGCGTTCGCAATTTCATCCGTATCTGGAGAAGAATATCATCTCCTGGCGGCGATGCGGAGAGATTATTGGTGCAGACCATAAGACGGTAAGGGTTTGGCATGGACAGGCGATAGAACTGATCGCACTGGGTTTGCGTGGCACGGAGATCAAGTCGCCTTCCGGATGCAATATTGTTCCGGATCATGTTCAGCTGCATTGGCTGGAGGGCTGAATTTTTCTCCGGATCGCACGCGGCAGTGCAATTCGCTGATGCCGGCTGATCGGGCCCATTTGCTCAAGGCCGTGCAGGCGCTCGATGCGCCAAAGAGCAAAGCGTGCTTTGCCGAGGGCAAAGCCCTCATGCAGGATTTCGGGAAGGCGGCAAAAAAAAGTGCTGCCGAGCAAGGTGAACGAGTGCGGGACAGCTGAGCGGCTGCAATGGGACAATATCCGCGGGCCGCCGGCGATCGGTGGCGGCGCGTTTGCCAGCCACAGCCTAGCGGCCCCGCGGATCGCCGCGGTGCTGGCCGCGCCATATAGCCGCGCAGGCATGGGCGCATTGTCCAAATTTAGTACCCAGCCAATACGCAATGCTGTGGCTGACCATATCACGGGGGCATCCCGCCTTAGCGGCCCAACGGCGGCCAGCGCGTTCCAGCAGAGCAATGACCGAAAGTGAAAAACCGATGACGAATGATGCGATGAGGTGGCTCACGTGAGTATATTAATCGAAGCGATCCCGAAAGAACAGATGGGTTATGACACGGCTGGGATTGGCTTTTTCGTGACCCGCACTGATTATTCAGATCGACGAAGCGCTGGCTGCCGATGAGCATTTCCTTGTTGGCCCACAAGAGCTGATCGAGGCCAAGCGGTGCCTGATGCGCGGCGTTTCGCAGCAGGCGGTGAACGAATTCGACATGGCGTATAAGGGGGCGTTCAAGGGGGCGTTCAAGGGGGCGTGCGAGCCGGGCGACGATGCGGCTTCGCCGTACCGGACCGAACCGTAGAATCAAAGAATAACAAGAAGTTAGTTAAAATAATAAAAATCTTCGAAGCGCGGCAAAAATTCTGTTGCCCACCTCCCCAAGATTGATTATACATTTTGTTATGATACGGCTTCGTGCGTAGGACTGGCCAACAAAACTGCCGGGCCTGAACTTCCGAAGGTTCATACGAGATATTTGATCTGAATAGAGTCCGAAAGCGGCAGGTTTGCTGCGCGGGCTGCTTCATATCGACAGACGATTGGGATGAAGCAGCCGGACAGCAAGGGGGTTGGGATTTTGGATGAGCCTGCTCCGGATATTTGCCGGCCCTTTGTTTTACGGTCTGATTTGCTTGAAAAAATTTCCCGGTTCGCGCCGCACTTGGGCACCTTGCTAGACGGCCCGAAGGCCGATGCGCGCTCAACGCCGCTTAAGAAAAAGACGACAGACGATTTAGTGCGGCTGCTCGAATTCGGCTGGCTGGTGTCGGAAGTTGCGGTAATTTGGCGGGTTGACCGAGCGCGGCTTTCGCAGTGGATTGAGTCTGATGGGCAGCGCGCAGCGCGAGCCCGGTTGGCCCGTAAAGCTCAGGCCGAAATATGGGATCGGATCGCGCTTGCCATCGGCCTGTTTGCAGCAAGCGACACCGTGGAAATGACCCGGGCCAGGTTATTGATGGATCACTGCAAATGGCGATCCTGCATGTATAATCCTGAGGATTATGTAAAACGGGTGGCTGATAAAAACACCAATGAGAATAGGGATTCCCGTGAGCTGACGACTGCGGAGTTGCAGGTTATCGCGCAGGGGGGTGAACTTCCCGGTGGTCTGTGATGCGGGGTGACCGGCATTTTACAAATTAAATATAAGGCAATTTATGCATCCGAATTTACTCCATGTGGTCACCTGCATTTCCAATCCGCTGCGTTGGAAAAGCCGGATCGAACTCTATAAGAAATTTGCGCGGCATATGGTGGAGAGCGGCGTTCGGCTCACGGTTGTTGAATGTGCGCTGGGTGAGCGCCCATTTGAGCTGTCCGGTGATCCGCTGGTTGATTTTGTCGGCGTTCGTCATTCCACGCTCACCTTTAACAAAGAATGCCTGTTGAATATTGGTATTCAGGATGTCGTGCGGCGCGATCCCGATGCGCAATATATTGCGGTTCTGGACGCGGATATCCGGTTTCGAAATCCATGCTGGGCCGTTGATACGGTACATGCGCTGCAGCGCTTCGAGGTGGTGCAGGCCTGGGTAGATTGCTACGATCTGGGGCCGAATGGGCAGCACCTGGAGTTGCATCGCTCGTTTGGCAGGATCTGGCAGGACCAGCAGCCGCTTGTGCAAGGGCCAAATGCGAAGCAGGGACCTTATCGGTTCGGTCATCCGGGCTATGCCTGGGCTTGGCGCCGGAGCGCTTTGGCGACAGTTGGCTTGTTGCCGGAAACCGCTGTATTGGGTGCGGCCGACCACCACATGGCAATGGCATTGGTGGGCCGCGTGAAGGATTCCATTCCAGGCAATCTTGCGGCCGGATATGCCGAACCGTTGATCAGGTGGCAGGATCGCGCGGCACGGCTCGGTTGCAATTTGGGCTCAGTTCCGGGGACCATCGAACATCACTTTCACGGATCGAAGCAGAAGCGCCGCTATGTCGAACGCTGGGATATCCTTCATAAATGGCATTTCGACCCCCAACACGACCTGATCAAAAATGAATTTGGCGTGGTGGAGCTGGCCGGCAACAAACCCGGCCTGCGCATGGATATTGAGCGCTATTTCTCTGAACGCGATGAAGACGCAAACTCGCTTTAATGCCGACGATGTTGGGGTTTAACCGATAGCAAGCAAGTCCAGGGGCAGAGCCCCTGGCCTTCCTTGGCATCAGTCCAACCCCAACATCGTCGGCATAAGCGCCGGTTGTGCTCGCTTGCGGTTACCTGAGATGAGGTTTGATTGGCGATTTCGCGCGAAGAGGCGGCGCGGCTTTTGCTTGAGCGTGAAGCTGCGCTTTCGTCTTATGCCGCTTATTGTAAAATGGCGGCCGGCCGGCACAGACTGAAGCCTGCCGCGCATCATTTGCACATCATCAATGCCATTGATGATGTGCTGACGGGAGCGGCGCCGCCTCGATTGTTGGTGATTATGCCGCCGGGATCGGCAAAGAGCACTTATGGCAGCTGCCTGTTTCCGGGATATTTTTTTGCGAAGAGACCGCGTGGGTTGTTGGTTGGCGCGTCGCACACGCAAGACCGGGCCGATGCTTTTTCTCGGGAAGCGATGGAATTTGCGCGAGAAAACCAAATTGAACTTGGCTATAGAATAGGCGGCCGATCGGCGCGTATGGCGGCTCGGGCCTGGGGTACGAGCACTGGCGGCAGCTATTGGGCGATTGGCGCCGGCAGGAAGATTGCCGGTCAGCGGATGGATTTTGTTTTCGCCGATGATCCCGTCGGCAGCTCGGAGGATGTCGAAAACCGCAAGCAGCGCGACAAGCTTTGGCGCTGGTTCTGGATTGATCTTCGTACGCGGCTACGTCCTGGAGGACGCATCGTGCTGATGATGACGCGCTGGCATGAGGACGATCTGGCCGGCAGGTTATTGAAAGTCGCGAGGCCGGGCGAGTGGGGTGTTTTGCACATCAAGGCGGAAGCCGGAGAAGGCGATATTTTGGGACGCCAGCCAGGCGAGATGCTGTGGGAGGATGATCCACTTTATGGCTATGCGAATGAGCTCCGGGTGATCAAGGCGGAGCACGAGGCATCTGGGCAGATGGCGGTTTGGGAAGCGTTGTATCAGGGCAACCCGACTACGCCGGGGGGCAACATATTCCGCATTGAGAACATCGGCATAATGGATGCGGAGCCTGCCGGGTTCAATTGGGTTCGCGCATGGGATTTGGCGGCGAGCGATGGGAAAGGCGATTTTACCGTCGGCGTGAAGCTTGGTGTCGGTCCGCAGAAGCAGCTTGTTATCGGCGATGTGGCGCGGCTGCGCGGTGGGCCGGATGAGGTTGTGCGGGTTATCAAGGCGACGGCGCAGCGCGACGGCGTCAGGACGGTGATTGCTCTGCCGCAGGATCCTGGCCAGGCGGGCAAAGCCCAGATTGCGTTTCTGACGCGTGAACTGACGGGATACAATGTAAGGTCTTCGCCGGAAAGCGGGGATAAGGTGACGCGCGCAATGGTGGCCGCAGCGCAGGCCAATGTGGGCAATATTTTGATGGTTCGAAATGCCGGATGGAATGCAGCGCTGCTGGATGAGCTGGCCGCGTTTCCAAAAGGTACATTTGACGACCAGGTTGACGCCCTGTGCCGGGGAATTGGCGAACTGGCCGATGTGGCGAGGCCAGCCCGGCATTTAACATTCGACCATTTGGCGAGGTAGCGGCTTGGATGCACAGACCTTATGTGAGGGGATGGGTTTGAATGACCCGGACTATCCCCCGCGCGTCGCGCAATTGCGGTTTCTGACCAAGGTTAGAGACGGCAAGCTTTACGATCATATTCCGTATGATTTTTCGGAAGAGCGGAGCGGCAATGGCGAGTATGTGCCGTTATTGAAACGGCGGCCTTCGGTTCGGACCGGGATTTGCCGGGTCGTGGTTGAGGATTCCGTTTCGCTGCTGTTCGGCGAGGGACGCTTTCCGATGATCGAAGCGCCGACGGCGGAGTTGCGTTCCGTAATCAAGGCTTTGGTGGTGGAAACCCGGCTTGGCGAGGTGATGAACGCGGCTGCCATTCACGGCAGTGTGGGCTCGGTAGCGATCCTGCTGCGCATCCTCTCGGGCCGGGCGTTTTTTGAGATGCTTGATACGATGTATCTGACGCCAAAATGGTCGTTAGACGCGCCGGATATGCTCGAGTGCGTGACTGAGCTGCGGAAAGTGAAGGCGCAGCAGCTGCGGGCAGCCGGATATGCTGTTCAGGATGGGGAGTACTGGTTTCAGCGGGTTTGGGATGCCGACGCCGAGACATGGTATTTTCCGATTACGATAGCGGATTATTCAAGCGGCAAGACGATGCAGGTGGATCCGGGGCGAACCCTACTTCACGGTCTTGGCTTTGTGCCAATGGTGTGGATTAAGAATTTGCCGAGCCTGGATAAGATAGATGGTCCATGCACCTTTGAGCCTGCGATCAGCACGGTCATCGAGATGGATTATCAGCTTTCGCAAGCCGGAAGGGGGCTTAAATATGCCTCGGATCCGACCTTGCTTATTAAAGAGCCGGCGATTGCGGATGAGGGAAGCATTGTCCGCAGTGCGGGTAATGCTTTGGTCGTTTCCGAAAAGGGCGATGCCAAGCTTTTGGAGATCAACGGCACTGCCGCGGCCGCGGTGGTTGAATATGTGCGGGTGTTGCGCGAGGTCTCGCTTGAGTCGATTCATGGCAATCGGACCAATGTCGACAAGATGAGCGGGGCACAATCCGGCCGGGCGCTGGAATTGATGAATCAAGGATTGCTGTGGCTGGCGGACAGATTGCGGATTACTTATGGGCAAAATGGTCTGCTACCGTTGATCAGGATGGTCTGTCTGGCGTCGCACAAGGTGAGTATCACGGCCGGCGGCAAACCGGTGGGTAGGTTGGAAACGGGTGGGCTTTCTTTGAAATGGGCGCGATTCACGCCGCCAAGCTACGCCGAGAAACTTCAGGAAGCGCAGGCCTATCGCACATTTCGGGATGGCGGCCTGATGTCGCAGGAGACGGTGATCGGGAAGATTGCTGCGGATAATGACATTGAGGATTTAGGCGAAGAAATTGCCAAGATAGCGCAGGATCAGGGCGTCATTGATGCCAGGTTGCAACGGCAACAGGCCAGGGTCTCCGCGACGGAAACGGATTTATGATGGCTTGAGTTCAGGCGCGGTGGTCACATGAATACGGACGGATTTGTTCGGGTTTCGCTTAAACTTCGCAGTTACAAGGAAATTAAATGGCAGATGATGTGGCGAAGCTGGCCCCCGTTGGCATTTCGGATGCGGTGCTCGGTGGAAAGATTGCAGAGGTGGCCGCCCGCATCTCCGGGACTGTTGACAGCGATATGAAGGCAATCCTCGCCGGCGTGCTGAGAGCCGGCGAGAAGACATTGACGGAGATGGATGCGCTGAAGCTCCGCCTTGAGGCTGCAGAAATGGCGACAAAAGAGGCCGCGGAGGCGTCGGTGAAAAAAATAAAGCGTTCCAACCTGGTTGCGGCAGCGAGGGCGGCGGGAGCCGTTGATGCGACGGAGGCATTGCAATTCATCAAGCTGGGCGATGTGACCGTGAACGAAGCGGGGGAGAGCAATGCGACGGAATTGGTTGCGACCCTGAGGGCGGCAAAACCGCATTTATTTGCCAAGTCCAGCACTTCGGCGGCAGCGGCGGCTCCGGCTGCGACGGATGCGGTGAAGAAGAGTGTTTTGGCGATGACGAAGGAGGAATACGCGGCGGCGAAGGCAGCCGTTATCAGACGCTGATTGTTTGACGTTGTGATGGCGGATGGCGCGGCGTGAAACGCTTCGCTTATCCGCCCTAGGTGTAGCCGTGCGGGCCGGTTGCCCGTTTCATCCTGGCCCGCACGGGCGATATTGAGGAATAACCATGGCGATTAACAATTTTCCGATTGCTTTGCAGAGCATTATTCAACAGAATTTTCTGGAGCGCGAATTTCAGACTTCGCTTGAGGCGAAGCTCGGGTTTCGCGCCATCGCCGACCGGATGGATTTTCCCAACACGATTGGCGAGACCATCACCAAAACCCGCGCCGGTCTGTTGCAGGTGAGCACTACGCCGCTGGCTCCGGCCAATAATACCAATTTCGACAATGGCTTGACGTCTCAGAGTTGGGGCGTTGAGCAATTTACGCTCTCGATCAACGAATTTGCCAATACCATTGATTTGAATACGGTGACGGAGCGGGTGGGCCTGGCCGGGCAGTTTTTGTTGAACGCATCGCGTCTTGGCGAGCAGGCTTTTCGGACACTGGATACCTTGGCTCTGAACGCGTTGCGCAATACGTATATGGGCGGCAACACTGCTGTCAGGACAACGCTTGGAAGCGCCGGTCCGGTGGTTCATGTTGATGATATCCGCGGCTTCCAGACGACCCTGAATAATGCGGGCCAGGTTGTTGCGGTAAGCGGCAGCAATAGCGTGCTGGTGACGGTTGGCTCGGATTCCTATACGTTGGTGGGTTCGACGCCGGACGGCACCAATGCGAGTGCGGCGATGCAGCAGGGCGGCATATCCGGCACGTTGACATTCTCCGGCAATGTCACGGTTGCTGATGCGACTTTGGGCAATGCGGTTGTGTCGGCGATCGCGCCGACCATCCTGCGTCCGAATAATCGCGCAACGACCGGGACTTTGGTTGCTGGCGATACGCTGCTGATGGTGACGACGATTTTATCTGCTGCCAGCACGATGCGCGATAATAATGTGCCGGACGTTGACGGCGCCTATAACTGCTATTTGTCGAATCGTCAGCTGCAGGGACTGTTTTCCGATCCGGCGTTTCAGCTTCTGTTCCGCGGCGCTTACGGATCTCAAGAATACCGGCAGGGCAGCGTGTTCGAATTGATGGGCGTTCGCTTTGTGCCGGTGAATAACGTGGTGTTGCCGCAGGTGGTGAACGGCAACAATGTTTACCGGGCCATTGTGTGCGGCCAGGGGGCGCTGATCGAGGGCGATTTTGCCGGGCAGAATGCCGATGATACGCCTGGAAATATCGGCCAGAAGGTTACGATTGACGGCATTACCATGATTACCCGTGAGCCGATGGATCGCCTGCAGGAGATTATCGCGCAATCCTGGAAATGGATTGGCGGGTTTTGTGTACCTTCGGACACCACGGCTAATCCCACCGTGATCCCGACGGCCAATAATTCCGCGTTCAAGCGGGCGATCGTGATTGAGAGCCTGTAGCCGTTCGCGCGGCGAAAGCGTTTTTGGGCGGCACAAGTGAAAACGCCGGAAGGGATGGCTTCCGGCGTTTGGTTGTCGCGAAACGACAGATGATTCGCCAGGCGCAAGTTGTGGCGATTAGGAGTATTTCTGCGTGAGCAACAGCATCACTGAAACTGATCCTTCACAGCAATACGTCACCGCTCCCCTCAGCGATGACGAGAAGGCCAATATTCGGCGTTTCTGCGGCTATCCCGCTTATGGCGCCGGGCCATCCGGTTTTCAGGGTTGGCGGTTTTTCCAGGCCTTTGGGCTGATGGAATACCGGCTGGGCGTGCAGGCGGATGGTACGCCCAATCTGGCGCCGGCGGAACTGAGTATATTGCGTCAATATCTCGCTGCGCTTTTCACGCTTGAGGCGGCCATTCCTGGCGCGGGTGCAAATCTTGATACGGAGTCTGCTTCGGTTTGGGTGCATAATGCGAACGAGGTTTCCGACAGGACCGCGCTGTTCGACCAATGGTGCCGGCGGCTCTGCCAATTTCTGGGGCTTCCGCCTGGGCCAGGCTTGTCTGGCGGCGGCAATAGCGTCGATCTGGTCGTATAATGGTGAGCGGCGCGGCGATTGCGGCAAAGATCAATTACGGGCTGGGACTTTCCGGATCGAAGGCGGGGTTTCCGGTGCAGTGGTATCGGCCATCGGGTATGGGACCGGTTGTTGCTCCCGGCAATTTATACGGCACCGTGAATGCCCTGGTTTCGCCAGCGAATAATTTCGTTGCGGCGGCCGGCGAATGGGGAAAAGGCGACCGGTTTGGCGCATTTGATGCGTCGGCCTTTTTGGCCGGTGATTATATCGTGGGCAGCGACACGCTTTTTGTGGCGGAGATTGTGCCCGGCGCAGCCTGGGTTCGGTTGGTGCTTTGCAATGCGGTTTTGACCTGGTCGACCACCAGCGACCCGCCGCCGGGGCCAGGGTTCCGGCCTGGCGTGCGGGTGGCGACGCCGGTTGTAACCGGATGGCCGGGATGGTTGCAGGTTTCAGATCGAAAGTCGCCCGCCGAGTTGCATTTGCCGGGCGCGGTGGAAATGCCCAGCGTGGCGGTGTTTTTGCCGGCGTCGTTACCCGGCCAGGTATTGCGGGGCGACCAATTGCAGACCGGGGATGTCTTGCCCGCCACCTATACCGTGGAGAGTGCAATTTATTCGCCGAACGGGTGGCAGATAACCGCGATGCGAGCCGGGGCGTGACGATGAAGGGAAGTGGATGATGACGCTAAAGGCCAGCACCTTGTTAAACACCGCGATTGCGAATGAAGGGCTGCGGACATACCCGATGGAGGCAAAGACGCGCGACGCAGACGCTGCCAAGGCAAGATGTGCGGAACTGGTCGCGCGTGCTGCCGCCGGCGCCGAGGTGAATGCGGCGGAGCTGATGCAGGCGCAGGACGATGTTCGCATTGCACAGGCCGGCGTTGAAATTGCCGCCGCTATTCAGAGCGGTGTTGAAAAGCGCAAGTGGGAAGCTGAGATTTCAGCCTGGTTCGAGCAGGCTGCGCAGCTCACAGATGCCGTAGAAAAGCGCTTGGATGAGCGCTTCGAGGCGGCCGCGGAGGTGGATTCCCGAATGGCGGAATTGCACCGCGCGGTGACTCGCTTCAACGAGGCCGGGCACGGGTTTTCGAGAGCGAAGATTGCGGCGGCTCATTTTACGGCCGATCGCGATGCGCGGATTGCCAGCAATCCGGTTCTTGCGATGATGCCGGCTGGGACCCATCCAAAGGCCACGAACGGTTACAATGCCGAAATTCGGCAGGTTGACGCCATTATTTTTAATGCCGGGAGTGGCCTGGAGCGGCCGGCACCGATTGACAGCCTGGTCCAGCGGGAGGCTTTTTTGTGGGGGCGGATGCCGGCGAAGAAAGGTTCAAAATCTTGAGCCGTGACCACGCAGTGGGCAGCGCCGCGGTTGCGCGAGCCGTGCGCATGACCGGCGCATAGACCATGGCCACGATAGATGACGTCGAGCAGGGGGTTTGCAGCGCTCTCGCGGGGGTCTTGTTTCCCGGCCAGGCCTATCTGCCCGGTGCGGTGGCGACCTGCGTGGTGCCTTGGAGTGGGGCGATTGGCGCACCTGCCTATGCAATGCAGGTCAAGCTTTACGTTGGTGAGCCGGTCACTGCCGGACTTGAAGCCGATATCCTGGCTGGCGTTTCCAATATCGGTGTGATGCGGGTGGCGGGAGCGACGCGCGACGTGACGCGGGTCAGTCCATACTGGCTTAAGACAAGTTGCCGCGAGGCGACACTGCTGGCGGTGGCCGGTGAAGGCGCCGTGACCTTTGGCGGGGTGGCTGGGCCGGGGCAGGTGGTGGGCGTTACCGCGGGGGGGATTTGCTATGCCTATCGCCTGACATCGGACGACAGCCCGGCAACGGTGGCGGCGGCGTTCGCTGCCCTTATTCCTGCCGCCATGGCGACCGGCGCCGTGCTGACCGCCGCCTCGATTAAAGCGGTGAATGTGGTCGCGGATCAAACAGCGTTCTGGCAGACTGGGCAGAATGAAACGCAGCTGCAGGTGGCCATCATCGCGGTGCCGTTTGCCGGCGCCGATGGGCCTTTGGTCCGGGCGGCGCTTACGCGCGCGGTGTACGCTGTGGAATCCGCAACGCGGCCAAATGGCAGCTTGACCCGATTTATCGGTCTGCCGGATGGCACCACCGCGCTGATCATGGGGTCGGATGAGCGCGATGACGATACGGTGCGGCGCGACGATATGTGGCGCCGTTGGATCACATTCCGGATTATTTACGATGTAGGAATCACGCAGCTGCAAACCGCGGTACTGGCGCCGCTGATTGCGCTGGGGACAGATGCGGCGCGGATTCAGTGGGTCGGCGACGGCGCGGCAGTGACCAGTATTCTTACGGATGGCGCTGGCAATATTCTGACCGATGCGAGCGGTGATCTGATCGGAGTTTATTAAATGCCGAATGCGGTAACGATTAGCGCGCCGGGGGGCGCATTGGTGGGCGTGGCCTTCGCAGTTTCCGGCACGGTCAGCCCCGCCGGCGATACCGTGCAAGTGCAGCTTGATACGCAGAATGCCACGCTGCCAACGGGGCCTTGGGATGCTGCGACGACGGCCGCCGGCACGTTTGCCGGCGTGGTTGCGATTGTGGCGCCCGGGACCTGGTATGTTTGGGCCTATGATCCGATCAGCGGGGCATCCGCGGCATCTTCTGCCATTCGCGTGCCGACGGCGGCTTTGAATTTTGTTGAGGGTGTTCCGGTATCAACTTCCACTGCCGCGTCATTGCTGGGCGGCAGTGCGGCGGGCGAAACGCCGGACGCGCTGACGATGGCAGCGGCTGCGGCCGATACAGATACGGCCCTTGTGGCGCAGGGTGGTAAAACCCTGTTCGCTCAACCCCTCTCGGCGATTTGGGGGTGGATCCAAGGGCATTTGCCAGGATATTTGCTGCCGCAAGTCACGGTTGCGGCCGCCGGGACGGTGCAGCTTGATAATTCGGCGCATAATCAGCGGGTTCTGCTGATTACCGGGAGCGGCGTGACGATTGTGCCGCTGGCGAGTTCGATGGGGCCTGGATTCGTGTGTGACGTCATTAATGCGTCCGGATCTGGCGTGACGCTTTCGGGAATGACGACCAATACGGGTGCAGACAGCATCGCTGCCGGCGGGATTGCGCGGATATTGGCAGCGACGCCACCGGGTGAATCGCTCGTTGTGTACGCGAAGCTATGACCGCAAGCGACATTATTAGTCTGGGAAGGCTGGTTATGGCGGCGCCTGGCGTGGCGCTGCAAAGCGGCGGGGCATCGAGCGGTACTGGCGGCGCCGGCAGCGGCGGTAGCGGGCTTGGCAATATCACTTTGCTGAGTGGGCCGGGCCAGAGCAATGCAGGCTATGCGGAGACGCAAGACGGCGCGTTGCTGGCGATGGCCCAGGCAACCACGTTCTATCTGCAGGCGGTTGGCGCGCCGGCCGTTTTGACGGCTTGGGTCGATCAGGGTCAGGCCGGCACGGAAGTCTCCGGTATTGGCGTGATGGAGATTGTAACGCCAGCGTTGTATGCAGGAGCGTTTTTGGCGAATTCGGCCGGAGCATCATTTTCCGCAGAGACCGCGGGGCTAGCGGGGCTCGGCGCCTGCGGGACCGGGTATGCCGACTATGTCGGCGCCTTGAGCGAACCACAGCTGGGGCAGGTCGATGCCCTGGTTTCGTATTGGGGCGAGAATGATAGCCTGGAATTCGGCCCTGCCGATAAAGGCGTTTACAAGGCGGCAATTATCAACCTGCTTGCGCGGATACGCGACATGCTGGGCAAAACGGCAGCCGAACTGCCGATGCTTTTCTTCGGCCCGCCGTATGGGTTGCTGCCAAATTATAACACCTACCCGCCGACGTTGCGCGAGGTCTGGGCCGAACTCGATGCGGATCCAGCGCAGAATTTCTGTTGGGTTGTGAAGCAGACCTATGACACGATTTCTCGCAATGAGTTGTGGAGTGCCGCGACGGGCGTTGCGAGTGGGGGCAATACCGATGGCGGGCACCGGAGCGCCACGGATAATGTAATATTGTTCAAACGCGCGGCACTGCCGGCGGCGCGGGCGATTTTGGAAGCCAACGGATTGTCCGCGGCGCTTATTCCCGCAGCGCTGGGCGTGGGGACCGGTCCCGAAATTACCGATGCCGTGCTGAGCGGCACGGATTTGACGGTTACCGTTACCCATGATGGCGGCAACGATCTTGTGGTGCCACTGCTGGCGGCGCAGGGCGTAGGCTTCTCGCTCATGGATGGCGGTACGACAGCGTCGCCGGGGAATATCATTCAGGCTATTTCCTGCGCGAGGGTGGACTCGACCCATCTGTTGGTCACCCTGGCGAGCCCGCCGGTGAGTGCACATACGCAATGCCGGCTATTATATCCTTGGGCGGGGGAATATTGGGCCGTGCAACCGGACACCGAGATTGGCCGCGGTTGTGCGGTGACCGATAATTTCTCAACCATCGCGAAACCCGTCGGATACGATATCAACGCGGCGCTCGGCAATGGCTGGGCCGCCAACATGCCGCTTGGCACGCCGGTGACCGTTGCCGGAACTGGGCCTTCCGCCGTTGCGGAATTCGGAATCCCGCTCACCTCTTGATTGGACGGTTATGTCAGAAGAAGAGGTGAATTTGAGCGTGCTCAAATCGGAAGTCGCACGGTTGAGCATAGACTTCTACGCACATGCCAAAAAGGTGGACGATTACATTTTGAAAATCATGGAATTCATGTCCGAGGAAATGGGCGCCCGAAAAGAACGGGAAAAGACGATTTCCGAACGTGCGGCGTCAATTGAAATGACTTGGACAAAAGTGATGGCGCTGGCGGCGATGTTCGGCGCCATCACCTCGCTTCCAACGATTATCCGGATCTTTCATCGCTAGAGGAATTCGAATGGCATTTGCCCCAACTCCGCCGCGCGCTAACTTGCCCGCGCAACTTCTATCGATATCATCCATAACCGCGACGGCGGTTCAACAGTCTGGCGGCACGTCGGGCGGGTCGGGATCGATCTCGATTTCCGGCGCGCCCGCGACGGGCGTCGCCGGGACGGCTATTTCGCTCGCGGGCAGTGTCTCGCCATCGGCAACGGCGGTGCAGATCGGTCTTTCCGGCTCCGCCAGTGTTGCGCCGAGCAGTTGGACCAATGCGACAGTTTCCGGTTCGGGTTGGACCGGAACGCTTACGCCATCGGCTGCCGGCACGTATTACATTTGGGCAGAGCAAACGGCGACACCCTCGATTCAGGCGATATCGGGCGCCCTGGTGGTCTCAGCGGCGGGCGGAACGGCATTGTCCTATAGTCTCATTGCAGGCTCCGGAAATGCGTCGCTGACCGGCTTGACATTGACGACGACGACATCCGGATCGGCGCCGGCGACCGATTGGTCTTCGAGTATTGTTCACGGATCAACGGATGTGGCGCCGAATGTCAATCTTTCCGCCATCGGCAGCATCACGGCGGGGAAGTTCTGGTTCGATTTATCGAATACCAGTGTCACGCCCGGAACCTTCGGCAATGCGCTTTTCAACGGAAGTTCCGTTGCGTTCTACGCCTTCGGCGATGGTTTTGGCGCCCCGACCTGCGCGCCCGCCGCGCCGAGCACCGCAGGCACCTATTATGGAAAATACGCTTTCTACAACAGCGCCGGCACGCTGCTGGGTGTGTTTACCACCAATGCCATTACCGTTACCTGATAAGGAATAACTTCATGACAATTGTACAACAGGGTGCGATCAATACGACCGCGCTGATTGTTCCCGATCTGTACGTGCAGATCGTTCCGCCACAAAATCTGTTGCTCAACGGGGTGCCGACGGATGTGCTCGGCATGGTTGGAACGGCGCCGTGGGGACCAGTGAATTCTCCTGTCATTGTCGGCAGCATGAGCGATTTTGCTGCGTCCTTTGGGACATTGATCAACCGCAAGCACGACCTTGGGACTGCGGTTGCTATCGCGGTTTTGCAGGGCGCCGCGAATTTCCGGCTGGTGCGGGTGACCGACGGCACCGATACCGCCGCGAGTTGCGTGCTACAGAGCACCTGCTTGACCATTACCGGAAAATACACCGGCAGCGCCGGCAATGGCATTGTTGTCACCCTGGCCGCGGGATCGGCTGCGAATACCTTCCAAGCGGTGGTAACGCTGGCAGGGGCGACGCCGGAAATCTACAACAACATTGGCGGTACCGGAAATGCGTTCTGGGTTAATCTGGCTGCGGCGATCAATAGCGGCAATAGCGCGCTGCGCGGACCTTCGCAGTTGGTTACCGCGGTTGCCGGTGCAGGCACGGCCGCGCCGGCAATGGCCAGTTACGCCCTTGCTGGCGGCACCGACGGCGTGGCCGCTATTAGCACTGCCTCATTGATTGGTGTTGATACCGCACCGCGCACCGGCATGTATGCCTTGCGCGGACAGGGTTGCGGAATTGGGGTGCTATCTGATCTCGACGATTCCACCTCTTGGACGACGCAGGTTGCCTTTGGGCTATCCGAGGGCGTGTACATGGTGATGACCGGCCCAGCCGGCGACAACATCTCGAATGCTGTTTCCACGAAAGCCAGCGTCGGCCTGGATAGCTATGCCGGCAAATTAATGTTTGGGGACTGGATTTTCTGGTCCGATCCGGTGAATGTCGTAACGCGGCTTTGCTCGCCGGCCGCTTTTGCAGCGGGGCGCCTGGCTAATCTGTCGCCGGAGCAATCGTCCCTCAACAAGCAGATTTATGGCGTGGTTTCGAGCCAAAAGTCAGGCGCGCCAGGTTCGCCGACCTATTCCACCTATGCGACCGCCGATCTTTCCGCGCTGCTGGGCGCCGGCATTGATGTGATCTCGAACCCGCAACCTGGAGGCGCGTATTGGGGTGTTCGAGGTGGGCATAACACCTCTTCCAACGACGTTATCGACGGGGATAATTATACGCGTCTGACAAACTATATTGCCGCCACGCTTTCGTCGGGCATGGGCCAATATGTTGGGCAGTTGGTGAATACGACGCTATTTCAGAACATTAAAGCCACGCTGCTGTCGTTCCTGAGCGGCATGCTTTCGCAAGGCCTACTTGGCAGCACGAATGGCACGCTGCCTTTTGCCGTCGTGTGCGATCGTTCCAACAATCCGCTTAGCCGAACGGCGCTGGGCTATGTGCAGTCTGACGTGCAGGTTCAATACCAGGCGATCAACGAGAAATTCATCGTTAATGTGCAGGGTGGACAGTCCGTGGTGGTCTCGCAGACGGCCACGATTCCTCAGCAATAGACGCTTATTCCGTTCGCATAGGCATTCCGGCGCTGTGACGCGTCAGGCTCTCATTTTCTTTTCACAAGGAAGTTTTCATGTCGTCATATACCATAGGTGAGGATGTTCGTGCGCAGATTATCGGGCCTTACGGTCCCATCACCGCGCCTCAGCAGACGCTGATAACGATCGCCACGAACCACACGATTCAAGCATTTCAGGATCTGACTGGCACGACCAATTCGCGGACGGTGGTAAAGGGTGTTACTGGCAAGATTACGTTTACCCGCACCAATTCGGATCTGGAAAATCTCGCTGCGCAGATGAGCCAGAACTGGAAGGCCGGCGTTCCGATTCCGGGGGGAAGTTTTACCTATACGATCAGCGAACTCAATGGTACCGAAACGACCGTTCACCTGAGTCCGGTTTCGTGGATGATCACCAGAATCGGCGATGCAACGCCAGGACGACCAGTTATGCAGGAACTCAGTTTTGTCGGCGACGGATACCAAACCGTATGATCGAGATTACGCTGCTCGATGGCCGTATTCTTGGAGTGGAGGGTGTCACACCGGCGGAATCGATGAAGTTGGCGGAGGGAACCCGTGAGCTCAGCGGCAATCGCGGATGGTGTACAATGGCGATCATCGTTGCATCCATCCGAAGTATCGATGGCATTCCGCGGCCATTTCCGACCCATAAGAAGCATATCGAGTCGCTGTTAAAGGATTTGAACGAGGAGGATGTGGCGGCCATCCGCGCCGCTTATAAGAACGTCGAAACGGCGCCGGTGAAGATCGAATTCAGAAAGCTGTCGCCGTTCGAGCTGCTTAAAATATACGAATTTGCCGGAGAGTTTAATGACGTACGCGGTTGGGTCGGTCCGGCGACGGTTGCGGCTTCGGTAAGAAAAATTGACGAAACAGCGGTCACCTTTCCTGAAAGCCAGGCCGATCTCATAGCACTTGTGACTGCGCTGGGGACCGCGGGCTTTGCGGCGGCGAATGTCAGGATGAACGAGAGTTTGGACGCGACCGATGCCAAAGCGCGGCCGTTGGAGACCGCGGCAAAAAACTGAGTAGCCGGGCGTTATTTCAGGACGCGGTTCTTATTGTGATGAGTGGTGCGGCCTCTAGCATGGAGGCGGCACTGGCCATGTCCGATGTTTGGCGCTCGGCGACAATTTTTGCGATTAAGGAAATCGAGACGGGACGTCGCCGGGAAATGGTCGCGAGCATCATTGAGGCGTTAAGAGGAAAGTGATGCGTTTGCTGTCATTCCATTATGCAATGTCGGCTCAACGGAGATCAAGGAGCGCGTTATATGTTTGGTTATGACATCGGCGCCCGCTTCGATATGGATGCTGCCTCGACCGGGCCATTGGGCTATGTTGACGCGCAATACGCCAAAAATTTCGGGGATTTACTGCCGACCGATACGCTTATGGAGGCGCGTCGTGAAATGGGACTACTGCCCTCTTCTGGCAATTTCGCGGAGCCTGATGCGGCGCTAAATGCGGCATCCGAACTATTGGCCGGGACAGGGGGAGGTGTTGAGAGAGACGGAGAACCCGAGGGCGGGGCACTGCCGCACCGTGAGAGATCTTTGCTCATTCCCAGTGATGCTACACCTCTAGGCAATTCTCAACAAAGTGCGGCCAGGTCTGGACGAGATGAAATGGGTGCACGGGCTGACGAGTCGCCAGAAGCAAGGCCCGATTCAGATCTCGGCGGGATGCTGGCCGGTATGAAATCAGGTTTAGGAGACGCGACCGAATTGGGAAATGCCGATATGGCAGGCAATGCAGCGTCAGCTTGGATGGGCGCTCCAATGCAAGGCGCTGACCCTGAAGGAGAGGGTGGGTTCTCGTTGGTGGATGAGGCACGCTCGGCCGCAAAGACCGGCAAAGGCCGTTTTGACGTTCCGGACGTTGCTGGATTGCCCAGTGCCCGATTGGATGTTGATTATGCCCATCCAAGGTCGGCTGAAGCCGTGGAAAGCGTTGCGGAATCAGGTTTTGTCCTGGACACCGTGGGGCGTTTTGGCCGTCGGGCCAAGCTGGAGACGTCTGCTGCGCCGTTTGCAACGAGCGTTGCCGGCGGCGAAGCGGATGCGTTTGATGAATTCGCTGCTACGGGCATCGTCGGAAATGGCGGTTCCGGATGTGGTCATGCTTTGAGTGAACTCGGGGGCTTGTTCGCTACGGCGCGAGACGATGGGATTATTCGCGGCTTCGAGGACCCAATTCCCGGCGGTAGAATTCCAATTGGCGCGGTAAAGGAAACTGACGCGGCAGATATTGGAGCTGCAATTGCCGGTCTCAATGATCGCTTCGATCAGTTCACCGGCGCTGTGGCTGCAACCCATGATCGGCGCGAGAGCGTTCTGGACGGTGGAACCCGCCCCGAATCAAGTCTAGAATTGGCCGAAGGGGCAATTGGCGATGTGCGGGGGGCGTTAAGATCGCAGGTCGATCGGAGCACGCTTTTGCCGATTCATGAATTACCCGAGGGTGGCATCACGGGGCCCGCCGGGATTTGGGCGATGCTGCGCAATGCTGAGAGGTTTTTGCCGAAGCCGCGCATTGCGGGGAACCGCAGCGAGGAGGCTGCGCCGGGGGAGCAGAGCGAAGGGCGGGAGCGCGACCTGCCGGGCCTGCTTGGCAAGCTGGCCGCGAGAGGCAGCTTGAATGAGGGCAACCCCGAAGCACTCGATATGCGGGGCTCAAGCATAAGCCCTGACGGGGGACGGAGTGGACCTTCCGGGCATAAGAATGACCCGATTTATACGGTCGCGATCAACCAGGCCACGGGAACATTGATGCCTACGGTAGCGACGGCGGGGACCGGCACGCGCAGCCCAGCCATGCCGGGACAAAGGAATCTAGCGTGACCGCGAATTCGGATATTCTATCGGCGATTGCCGCGACCGGCCAGCTGTTTGCAGGGTATGGAACGGTAACACTTGGCCCGGTGCAGTTTACCGGCATGGGCTTGCCAACCGCCATTCCGATCGGCGGCAGACAGTTGATGTCGGTGCAACAACTACCCGGTGGCGCGCGAATTATTGATGTGATGGCCCAGGATGATGATGATATTGGATGGGCTGGATATCTCGACGGACAGTTTGCGACCGAGATCGCGCGTGTTTTGGACAAAATTCGGCGGTCGGGTCAGGCGGTAACACTGGCTTGGGATGTGTTTTCCTACCAGGTGATCGTTTGCAAGTTTTCCTGCCAGATTCGCCATTCGCCGATGCCGTACAGGATTTCGTGCACGGTGATTGCTGACAATACGCTGGTTGCTGGCACAACTGCCGTAAATATGACGCTGCAAGTCACGGCCGATCTTTCGGATGGCAACTCTGTGGCAGCGCTTGGCGCCGTAAGTCAGGGTATCGTCGGTTCAAGCGTCGCGGACGCCGCTGCCACCGCTTCGGCCACGAATGCCACGACAGTGGGTAGTGCTGCCTACACTGCGGCGGTGAGTGCGGTGAACGCGGCCGCGACCTCGCTGCAGACAGCCACATTGCTGACAGACGCCACGTTGGCACCTTTGGGAGCGTCGCTTTCGTCTTTGACACTGGCGGCAACGACGGGCCTCGATACATTTGGATTTTCCACCGAGCTGAACAATGCGTTGGCGGCTTGCGGCGACGCGGCAAATCTCAGTGCCGCCCAGGGTTATGTTAATCGTGCCCAACAAAATCTGCTGAGGGCAAGCGCATGACCATCGAAGTCACGGTGACGGGCACAGACTGCTTTATTCTGGCCGCACAATATCTTGGCGATGCGACCGAGTTTTACCGCATTATGGTACAGAATGACTTGACCGATCCGGTTATTTCAGGACCCCCCGTCATTCTGGTTATCCCCGATGGTGAGACAAGCGCGACAGATGGGATTCCAACTCTGTGATGCGTAGAAGGGATTTCGAAGTTCGCGCGGCGGGCGGCGCAGCATTGGGTCGCCGCCGATGAGTCAGAGCATGGTGAACTATCCGAGATTCCGTGTGACGGTCAATGGCGAGGTTTTAGAGGGGGTAAGCAAAGTAAGCGTTCGGCAGGCAGGCGCTTACCAGATTGGCGGCTTCTGCCTGGTGAAGGGATTTGTTCCAGAGGATGCCTTTCCGGCCGCTTGGTGGGCCGCGACAACGACCAAAACGATCTTGGTCGCCATCGAGTTATCGGTTGACGGAGACAGATTCTTTCCGATGATGACCGGCAATGCCGATAGCCATGTTTATGATGCCATCGAGAACACCATCTCTGTGGCAGGCCGGGATCTGGCCGCGGGTATGATCGACACGAGAATTGTGACCACGTTTAGAAATTTGACGGCCAGCGAGATCGCAACGCAGTTTGCGGCGGAGCATCGTTTGCAGGCAATGGTGACGCCGACCACGACGATCGTTGGCCGCATTTATGACGTTGACCACGATGAGACCAGTAGCGGCGACTTCTCTCAAATAACCAACGAGTGGGACCTGCTGTGCAGGTTGGGCGAGGCGGAAGGAATTGTTCCCTATGTTTTTGGAACAACGCTTTATTTCAATCCAGCCAGCGGCAGCGCACCGGTTTATCCGGTTGAGCTCACGCGGGATTTCAACGGACTGCTTGTTGCGAGCGTGACGGACCTAGTGCTGGAGCGACATATGACTTATGCTCGGGACGTCGTTGTCAAGGTAAAATCCTGGAGCAGCCGGCAAAAGACCTCTATTGTTTCGACGGTGCGGACCAGCACCATGGATCAGAGTTCCGCCGTCGCGCCTAAATCGGCAATTTATTTGTACGAGGTGCCAAACCTGAGCCAAGCGCAGTGTTTGGCCAAGGCGCAGCAACTTGCGCTGGATATCTCCCGGCATGAGAGGTGTGCAAGGGTGATTATCCCATCGCTGGCCCTGATGAATCCGCAAACACTGATACCGGTATCGGGCACCGGCACGGATTACGACTCAACCTATTATCCACTGACAATCACGTATGAGGTGACGACAGAACGCGGTGCGACGACCTTTGTAGAGGCGACGACTTCATCGCCATTGGGTATCTACGACGGTGAAACGGGGCAGCGGCTGGGGGATTTGAAATGAGTTTCAGCGACGCTGAACGCCGGGAAATTGGCGCCATAGCCTCGCTTTCCGCGGCCAACAGGTCCGGCATCGTCACCAGCTGGCAAGCGGTGCCACCGATGGCAAAGGTGCAGATTATGCCGTGGGATCCGGCGGACGGAACCGCCCCTGAAACGGGGTGGATTCCGGTTTTGTCCAGTGCTGCCGGGGTTCTTGGCAACGGTTGGCGGGTGCTGATCCCACCCATGATTGGCGCCCAAGCCTTTATCCAGCCGGAAGTTGGCAATGCGCAGAACTGGGTAATCACGGGCTTCTATTTCTCCGATGTGGATTCGGCACCCGCCGGCGCGCAGCCTGGGGAAATTATGATAGAGAATGAGAACGGGGCGCAGGTTTATCTGCAGGCGGACGGCGTCATTACGCTGGTTACACCGACGCTCAACATCGCCGCTCCCGGAGGAGGGGATGCAACGGTGAACATTACGGGTTCGCTAAACGTAACGCGGGAAACGACAACTGCCGATATCGCATTCACGCCGCATACGCATCCCTATATTCCAGGTGGAAACCCGGAAGCACAAACCGGTGAACCCCAAGGATAAGCAATGGGCGACATTTCGCATGTTTATGGCGCTGACATCGATCTCAGCGCCGGCGGAGATTTTCTGTACGTTGCGGATGAAACGCAGCAGCATGTTATCAAGCGGCTGTTGACTGCGGCTGGCGCTGACGTCTGGAATTTGACGTATGGCGCAGGGCTGGGGCAATTCGTCGGGCAGCCTGTTAGTCTACCCGCGATAACAAATGCCATTCTCTCGCAAATCTTCAAAGAGGAGAGTGTTGCGCAATTACCCAATCCCATCGTGTCCGCAACCAAAAACGGAACGATCATCACCGTCACGGTAACGTATGCGGATGCCACGACCGGACAAAGCCAGATTTTGACACTGCCGTTGGAAGATTGATATGCAGCTTTCGCTTCAAACCAAAAGTCAAATCGTCGCAAATATGACCGCGGCGATACAAGGGGCGGCCGCGACGGGCGGGTTCACGATTTCGATGAATCCCGGATCTGCGATGCTGGCCTTTGTGAATGCCTGCGCCGGGACCTATTTGTGGCTGCAATGGTTGGCGACTCAGGTACTGAGTGCCGCACGCCTGGCCACCTGTTCGGGCAGCGATTGTGATTTGTTCTGTGCGGATTTTGGCTTTCTACGCATTGCTGGAACTGCTGCATCTGGACAAGTGACATTCGCCAGATATAGCACGGGCCAGCAGGCGATTATTCCTGTGGGTGCCATGATTAAGACCACCGATGGCACACAAAGTTTCGAGCTGGTGGCGGATACGACGCAAGCGGCGTATCTTGCAACATCCTATGCCTATATCATACCGCCTGGCGTGGTTAGCATCACGGCGACGGTGCAGAATAGCGCGGTCGGCGTTGCAGGCAACGTTATTGCCGGCGCGCTCGGACTGGTCACCAGTAATATCCCGTATGTGGATACGGTGACGAACACATTGGCATTTTCCAATGGAATGAACGCGGAAAGTGATACCGCCTTCAAACTCCGGTTTAGCCTCTTCCTGACCTCGCTGGCGAAGGCGACGCCCATTGCCCTGCAGTCGGCTGTTCTTGGCGTTGCGCAAAATCTCACCTGCGCGGTGTTGTCCGGGGTGCAGACGGTGGGTGGGCCATTTGCCCCGGGATATGGGGTGATTGCAGCAGATGACGGCAGCGGTGCGACGCCAAGCGCGACTTTGGCGGCAATTGCCGCGGCCGCTACCGGGCCTTCAATGTTGGCGCTTGGAGCGGTCTGCACTGTCATGCAGGCGCCGGTTATTACCGCCGAGGTCGCTTTGACCATAAGTTGTGCCACGGCGGTACAAAAGTCCGCCGCGCTACCGTTGGTTACCGCAGCTGTTTCAGCGTATATTGCCGGGTTGCCGGTGAGTACTTCGGCTATTCCCGCACCTCTGGCCTATAGTGCGCTTTTCAAAATTGCCTATGGCGCATCTGCGAACGTTACCAATGTCATAGGTGTTACGCTGAACAACGGCACCGCGGACATTGGCGGCGAAGCCGGCACGGTAGTGCGCGCCGGTAGTGTGGCCGTTAGCTGATGACCGACATTGTATCAAGTACGATTGCGACATTGCCCAGTGGGCAGACGATTGATTTTCAGGTTCTGAACAATAATGGCGTTCTAACGACAGCCATCGTTCCGATTTATGATCAAACGGATTATACGGGCCGTCTGCTGCGATTGTTGCCGGCCGGCTGGTTTCCCGCCGTGGCGCCGCGCGTGTTGGCCGTCTTGCAGGCACCGGCGCTGATGTTTTCGCTAGCTTACGGGATGATAATTTTCGCCAAGGCGCAGCAACGGGTGGCTTCGGCGAGTGGGGCATTTTTGGACCTCGCCGCGCAGGATTACTTCGGTCGTACTTTTCCAAGGTTGGAGTATGAACTTGATCCGGCCTATGCCAAGCGGATCCGGTATAATTTGACGGCGCCGAGAGGCACCTATAACGGCATGACTTCAATGCTTGAGCAACTCACTGGAAATAGCCCAGTGATATTTCAGCCGAATGACGTTGTGCAGACGGGTGGATGGGCCACGCAGAGCAATGCAGAGGCCGGTGGCGGCGTGTTTGCGTTTTATGATGCGGCGGGTGAAGGCGGTGCCGGGCTTTGGGGCTCAATGGCGCTGCCCTGCCAGATATTCATTACGATTACGGCCCCACTAACCGGCTATTACAGCTTTGCGGATCTGGGCGGCGTTTCAACCCAGAATATGCCGCAGGTGGGTGGCGGATACGGGTTTGCAGCGCAAAGCATGCCGGCGGCCGGGGGCGGGCTACTTGCTTTCATCGACCCGGATTCGGTGCCCGGGGCGATCACGAATTCGATCATTTATCAACAGATCGCTGAGTGGATGGCGGTTGGTTACGTCGCTTGGACCCTGATAATTTAATTGGAGCTTTGAATGACTGATCGTGTGATAAGCTATGCCGGCGCTTTGCCGCGCATTGAGGATTTTTTGTCCATTGGCAAATACGCAATGGTCGGCGTGGGTGCGGTCGCTGAGGCCATACTCGGACAGGGGACACAGGTGGCCGGCCTTGCGGTGACGGCAATTGCGAACAATGCGGTGGCCGGTTCAGCGTTCGCTGTCAATGTCGGGCGCGGCTTTATTTTCTCATTTCAGGAGACCGACCCGACAGCTTACGGCGTATTGGGAGCGGATACGGCGACGAATGTGTTAAAGACCGGAATTCTGTCGACCGGCGTGAGTGTGGGACTTGCAAACGCGGCGCCGGCATCGGCCGGCTACTCTACGAATTATCTGATTTCTGCGGCATTTGTCGAGCAGGATATCAACCAATCGGTATTGCCCTACTACAATGCGGCCACGCCGACGCAACCGTTCAGTGGTCCAGCGAATAATTCGGCGGCGCAGGTTACAACGCGACAGGACACGATTTTACTTCAGGCCACAGCAGGAGCGCCGGCACCCACGGGCTCGCAAACAATCCCTTCGACGCCGGCGGGTTATGTGGCTTTGTATATTGTGACGGTAAACAATGGGGACACCGCGACGAACAGCGCGCAAATCTCGGTTGCACCCAATGCGCCGTTCATCACTTCAGCCGGGCAACTCTTGCAGGTTATTCAAAGCGGTTCGATAAATTATGCTAGCGCCGGGGGCAGCGCCAATCTTATCACCCTGTCGCTGACACCGGCATTAACCGCCTATAAGGATGGGACCTGGGTCAATTTTAAAGCCGCGGGAACGAATTCGGCGGCTGCATTTGTCAGTGTCGATGGACTCTCCAATCTCCCGGTTCTGCAGGGCGGAGTCGCGTTATCCGGCGGAGAGATCCAGGCAGACTGGTCCTATGGGGGGGTTATTCTATCCGGCAGTTTTCACTTATTGGCGTCGGGCGCGGGTTCGATGAATATTGCAAGCGGCAGAGCTTTATCTCACGCCGTCAATATGTCGCAATTTCCGGTCCGACTGTTTTTTTCGGCCTCGCAGGCCGGCATAATCAACGCGCCGGCAAATAGTACAACATATACCATTGAGAATATAACTATTACGTTTCCGACGGCAAGCAAGAGCGGCGCGTTTCGTGCCAATGCCAGGCTTGTAGGCGAGGGAACTGCGACCGCCGCGAGTGTGCGGCAAAACTTTCAAAACATCCTCACTGACGGGTCGAATAGTTGCATCGGCAATGCCTCATTGGTTGCCGCTTTGGCGGTGGGCGATACGTGGGGAACGGCCGATACTTTTCTGACGTCCGGTACTTACGCACCGGGTTCAGAAGTGACTTTTACCCATCAAATTCGTACGGGCGGCGGGGGGTCGGACTTCACGATCCAGAACTCGTTTATGGAAATTATTGTTGAGGAAGCTTAGCCGATGCATAGCAGCGGGCTGATAGGTAGGCGGCGTGCTTGGCGCGATGTGCTCTTATCCGGGAATGTGATGTTTGGAACACCCGACGCGAGGGCGCCGCGATGAAGGGCTTCATAGCGGAACTTTTTAAAGCGCCTGATGGCGTGAAGGCAGATGAAATCGCTGTGCTTGCTGTGGTGGTCGGGATCCTGTTCGTCCTCACGTTGACCATCTTTCTGGGTCTGGAACTCTACGATGTGACGAGTCTTGGTCACCGTTGGGTTCCTTTGGATTTCTCGAACGCGGCGGCTGTCCTTTTTGGCGCGGCCGGCTCCGTCTTGGCGGCCATCACTTTGGCGATGGGCGTTAAAGCTAAGTTTGGAGGTTAGAATGCCCATTGTTTTGTTGCCGCTTCTAAGGCGGTTCTGGCTTTATCTGCTTATCGCAGGCGTTTGCTTCTTTGTTGGAGGTTACGCGGGTTATCGATTTGAGGTGGGTGCCGTGCAAGTTCAAAAACTAGCGCTCGCAACACAGCAGAAAGATGATGCGGCGGCCATCGCTGCTGCGAATGCCATCGCGGCATCCGAATTGGCACAGGCCGAAGCCAATGCAAATGCTGCCGAAGCGCGGCTGGCATCGGCGAATGCGCAGGCTGGAGTGCGAGAGGCGACGCTGACGGGCCAGATCGACGCGCGGGCAGCACAACCGGGCCAGGACGCGCCGGACTCGCCGGTTCTGGCCGCCGCGCTGGACGATTTGGCGAAGGCAAACCCATGAAAGCGGCAAGCAAAGGGGAACGGTGTTTAATGGTGAACGCCTGCCTGGCTTTCGGTGCCATGCTTTGTCTTGCGGCATGTGCGAGTTCGCCGCCGGCAATGGTGCTGACCAAAAGTCAAGTTGAACGCATAACCGTGCCTTCCGCATTATTGACGGTGGATGCGGAGCCGGGTCTGCCAAGCAGTAGGATGCAAAGTGCCGCGGCAGATTACATTGTGCACCTGAAGTTCAATGATGACGCGTGTCACGCGGATGTTGCCGCGATTGCGGCTACGCAACAATAGCTTGGACAATCTCCCGCATCAACAATGATGTCACGGGAGCCAGCGCGGGAACGCCGAGCCGCGCGCGGATTGTGCCGATAGAGACGCGAGAGAGTTCGCAATTCAGGACGAAACCCCATGGCCAATTATACGGATGCTCAGATTGAGCAAGCGGAGGAGGTTGCGCTTTCGATCGCGAAGCCGTTTGAGGGCTTTGAGCCAAATCCGTATCCCGACCCCGGGACCGGGGCGGAACCTTGGGCGATCGGGTTTGGATCCACGCATGATGCCAGCGACAAGCCGGTGACACCCCAAACGCCGCCCATTGCCTTTGGTGAGGCCTGCGATCTTGCGATGCGGGATATGTATCGGGCGTTCCAAGCGATTGCGGGCGAGATTGCGGCGCCGATGACGGTGCATGAAATTGCTGCCGTGATGGATTTCGTTTATAATGTCGGCGCGGGAAACTTTAAAAACTCGACGTTATTGAGACTGATCAACTTGAAGCAATATGCGCTGGCGGCGCAGCAGTTTGAACGTTGGGACGAGGCCGGCGGGAAGGTGATGGCAGGGCTTCTGCGGCGTCGCTTGGCGGAGGAACAAATTTTTGAGACCAAGGACGGTTAGCGCGTAAACCTCCTCGGTCGCGGCGATGCGGCCTTCCCTGGCCCGGCGGTTGCATGACTGCTGCTGCCGGCGTGGGGTTTCTCGGCATACTCTGCCTTAAGGATGCCTTGCAGCGGGATCTGGCGAAGGTAGACTGCCAACGGCCATATTGAGTATTTTTGGTTCTTTGTTTAACCGTGAGTCCTGCAGGCAAGCGGTTTTAAGCATGGCCGAAATAACCATGAAGGCAGGCAGGAAATGTCCAGTTCCCCGCGCATCCCCTATCCCGATAACGCCCCGGTCCCGCCAGGTGCGCTGAATGTCGAACGCATGTTTTTCCACATGCCGCCCGACCTTCTCTCCGGCTTCGGCGCCTTCGCCCAATCCGTCATGGCGACCAAGGCGCTTGACCCGTTATTGCGGGAGCTTGCCATTCTGCGGGTAGGGCATCTCTCGAACGCACCTTACGAAATCCATCAGCACAGTGCCTTTGCCCGCCATCTCGGGATGGCGGAGGCTAAAATTGCCGCCATCGCGATCGGCGCTGATGCCCCGGTTTTCGATACCAGGGAGCGAGCGCTGCTTACATTTGTGGACGAGCTGGTGCTGCGCGTGCGGCCGACGGACGCCTCGCTTGCCGCCATCCGCGAACATCTCGACCTTCCCGCTTTGTTTGCGCTGATGCTGGCGACCGGCCAATATATGCTGGTCTGCCGTATCCTGGAGACCACGGGTGTACCCATCGAAGACGAGCCCGGAATCGGCGTCGCCCGCCTCAGCGCGACGCAGCAGCGTTAAGTGCGAAAAACTGGCGCTATCGGACTCACTGCAAATCACCGGACAAACACTGCGGGTGGATGGCGGGTCTGGCTGATCGCCCTTTGGACTTGTGAAAAGCTAGAGCGGGCCGGGAGCGATCCCGGCCCTTTTTCCATGATGGATGTCGGCTCAGCGGAGCCGAATCCGCCGTCCGATTGCCAATTGCATTTACGGTATTAGGACCTTGTTGACGACCTGAATAACACCATTGGACTGGTTTACGTCAGCGATGGTGATTTCGGCGGCGTCGCCCTTGCTGTCGATCACTGCAACGGAATCTCCCGACATTTTGAAGGTCAGATCCGGGCCGTCAACCGTAGGGAGAGTCGCGGTGCCATTTCCCTTGACGATCAGGGCTTTCAAATCAGCCAGCTCATATTTTCCGGAGAGTACGTGATAGGTCAGAATTTTCGTGAGCATTGGCTTGTTCTCAGGCTTTAGCAGCGTTGGCACGGTACCGGCCGGCAGTGCGGCAAACGCCTGGTTCGTCGGAGCAAAAACGGTGAACGGGCCCGGGCCCTCGAGCGTTGGCACCAGTCCGGCCGCTTTGACTGCGGCCACGAGCGTTGTGTGATCTTTCGAATTGACCGCATTTTCAACGATATTTTTGGTTGGAACCATGGCGGCGCCGCCCACCATGGGGTCGGGACTGGACATGCTGGTGCTGCTCATTGCCATCGATTGCGCCGGCCCGATCGCGGGGATCGCGGCACACGCGGCTGACAGTAATAGGATATAAGAAAATTTCATGTTTGGCGCTCCTGCTTGGTGATCCTGGCCCGGATGGGATGGATACGGGAGCTACGCAGAGCCGGCGCCGGCAGATGCAAAGAGAATTCTTAAAACCGGAAATGCATGGGCCGGGCTTCCAAACACCCCGTTCGCGCACCGCCGAAGCCGCCGCAAGGCTGGCAATCGCAAGGCTGGCAATCGGCGAAGCCGGCCGCTTCGTATAATGGGTCAGCTGCCGGGCCGCCACCAACAGGCCCGGCAAATGCGCCTCGATAGCGCTGGCATGGCCAGCCACCTTCCCAGACTGCTCCCAGCCAGGCCTTGCGGCCGGCCTTCCAGCGCCTGGTTCTGCCGGACCGACAGGCAGCGCGGGGCGGCGAACAGGGTGGTAAAATCCGGCTTGCGCCGACCGCTTTTCCGGAAACGTGTCCGCCGCGGTGAGCACCCAGCCAGGGTATCCGGCTCGAAGGTGAAGCCATGCACCGAACGGGCCGGAACCAGGCGCGGGCAGGGCGCGCCAAACCTGATTGGTTTCCTCTCCGCAACCATCAGCCTGGCGCCGGATTTGCCGAAGCTCGGCATCGGCCGCCGCAAATCTTGCCCCATTTCGCAATGATCCGGTGGGGCGGGAGAAATCTCCCATAACGCTTTGAAAATGCTGGCTCCCGAAGTTGGACTCGAACCAACGACCGAGCGATTAACAGTCGCTTGCTCTACCAGCTGAGCTATTCGGGATTACTCCGCCGCCTATAGCCAACCCGATCCTGAATGACAATGCCTTGTGGCTATGCCAGGACGCCCGGTTTCGGTTGAATTTCGCAATGCCGTCGCGTAGGTCGGAGCTGGCGCTAAACTTTAAGCGGGCGTGGTGGAACGGGTAGACGCGCCGGCCTCAAAATCCGGTTTATTGTCAAGAGTTTATCTGGTTTTAACTGTAAGTTCAATGAGTTATGGTAATTTCTCACTCAGGAATTTGCCAACACACTTCCTGCACATTTTGAGATTTCTGCGGCACCATTACGCTACAAGGCGCCGATATACCGGCACATCACGCGCTATTAGGGGGGAAAACTTCACGTCTACAAGCGTGATAAGGGCCGTTTTTGGCGGTGTCCTGCCTTCTTAGAGGGGAAAAATCTTCGGCGCCCTAGACAATCGACCCCGGTCTCAGAGCGGGACAGGGGCGTTGGATATTCCAAGTTTGGCCGGGTTAAGGCAAAAAACGAGGGGCCGTGACGGCGTTGCCCTATCTTGGCAGCAAGGATGGGCGTCGCTATAGCAAGCTCATCCGCGGGCGTGGTGGAACTGGTAGACGCGCTGGACTCAAAATCCAGTTCTGGCAACAGAGTGTCGGTTCGATTCCGACCGCCCGCACCACGTAATTTTAAATCCCTCCCTTTAAGATAGCGCGGTCCGCTCGCCGGATCGCGCCGGGAGCGCGCGGCCTAGCCGTGTGCAACAGCGGCCGAACGGCCCTTTTCCCTTCCTGTTCAGATGGATGGCTTCTAGGCTAGCCCGATTGACAAATGGGGCGCGGACCTGCTCCGAGCAGGTCAAAAGCAACTTCTCTAGCGTCAGACCACATTTCGACATGGAGAGTTGATCGTGCGGTCGCCAGTCAAGATGCCTTCAACCTGTGAATCGGCGTGGAATAAGGACCCCTTTATGGGGGTAATCGGCGTCCAATAGGGACCCCCATTTTTGGGGTTCACATTGGCTTT